CTTCTATATAATTATAACGCTTTTAAAAGTCCATTATCCTTTAGGGATTTTAGACATAAAAGGAAATGGAGCATCCTCTAACGCATTTTGAATTGCTGACACTGCAGCTGAAGCTCCAGCTATAGTTGCTGCCATAACTGTATCTGCTTCAAACATTCCAGCTTGATTAGCCATTAGTACAGCAATAAAAGTTTGTGCAAAAGTTCTTACTGCTCTAATTAATGCTGTTCTCCAATAATCTGGTAATTTCATTTCTCTCCTAACTTATTTTAATTTTCCACCCATACGAGCCATAATGCTTTGAGCATTAGCCTTGTTATAAGGTCTTCTAGGCTTTACGGGTTTTACTTTAGGTGTAGGTTTCCCTTCTACATGGTCAAAGTCCACATAGGTTACTGTTACCTTACTTCCACTAAGTATTGCGTCTCTAACAATAGGATAGACACGTTTGTATGCCGCAACCGAAGCTCCGATATACCCTTTTTTATCAGATATATTTTCGCTAGAAGAATTTCCGAGCAGAAGACACCCGCTGGTGTTCGTCTCATAATTCCCCACATGCCAAAGCACGTACTCGAAATTAGGAACTTTATTTACATAAATGATACCTTTATGAAAGTTAGCACCGTATTTCTTTAAGTATCTTGAGTGAAATCCACCTTCAGACCTAAGAGTTAACGTGTAAGTTCCCTCTGGTATTCTGGTTTCATGCTTTTTCTTGACACTTCTGTATTCATCTTCGATTGTGTAACAAAGGAATTTTCTTTTTCCATCTGTAACATCAAACAGTATTCCTAATGTAGAATCGTTTTGAGAACTATATCTCATTACTTCTAATTTCATTAGTTTCCTCTCTTTGGTAGTTTAAAAGTTTCATACCAAGTTTGTGGACCAACTAATCCGTCTGGAGTTAATCCTACTTCCCTTTGTATTTCCTTGCATCTACCAACCGATATTTTACCATATATACCATCAGCAACTAGCCCACCTACAGCGTCTTGCCATTGAGCAATATCTGCACCTCTCATGTATGGTTGAGTATATATAAACACTCTTCCAGTCCATGCTGGAGCTTGTCTTTTGAATTCTGGCTTTTCGCCATCTATATATGATAAAAATTTTTCCCAGTTAAATTCTACGCCGGGGTCTGTTCTCCTATTTGGGTCTAAATCAGCATGAGCTAAGAATCCCTTCTTACCCTTGCTCCATGAATCTAAACTTAATCTAGTTAATGGTATGTCATATTCGGCTATTTTGGTTCTACACCACTTTGCAGCATTGTAGAGAATTAAATCTTCTAACTGTAGATTCTCCCCCCATTTATGAGCCCAATATGCTATTTCTAGACCTAATGTTGAACTATTATGACCTCTGACGTGAAAAGCTGTATAGTCATCTGGTAAAAGGTTTATTATTTGTGTTTCATCTACTACTGCATGTGCTGAAGCTGGTCTGCTGTTTATTGTAAAATATTTAGCAACATTCTCAGCTGGCGCACCTTCTGCAGTGTGGATAACAATACCTTTGATTTTTTTCCTCCTAGAAGGATAAAACCAACCGTGCCTTCCATCTTTTCTTAATTTACCGTGAGTATTTTCATTATCTAAAAGATAATATTTCACTTAATTATTTCTCCTCGTAATACTTTTATATTGTCTGCTCCATTAGAGTCAATTGTAAAAGTTAAAACGCCGGGTTCTGATGTAAGTGCATGTGAATTTTCTATCCACAACGAACCACCATCTAATGCTGGAGTTTGTATCAAAGTAGTATTTCTTTGATGCTCTACAGATAAATGATGGAAATGAGCAGATAGTAATATATCACTACCACCTATAGCTGTTCTAGCTAAAGCTTGTTTAGCTAACCAATTACCAGCTTTTTGTGAGTGGCTTTGACCGCCGGTTCTAAATTGATGACCATGAGCAATACCAAGAATTTTACCATGAACGTCTAGTGTCATAGTTAAATCTTTATCAGCAATGTTCCAAGATATCTTTTTAGATAATTGTTTATTTTCTTCAAGAATCTTAGAAGCTTGGTCAAAAGCCAGATTGTCCCAGTTGTCGCCTAAATCCGTGAACGACTTTCCGTTCTTTCTGTTTTCTCCGTGATTTCCGCCCACAACTGCAACAGTTATAAATGGAAACAATGGAGCAACTTCTTTTATAATTTTAACTATTAAAGCAGTAGCCACTGTTATTTGGTCACGTTGATTGA